GGAAGTTTCCATTTATCTAATGGTGGTAATTGACACACCATACAATAAATAATCTCACAAATTTTGGCAGATGGTGTCATACACTATAAACCTTACCCCTAAATTCTATTGTATGGTCGTTTTCATCGTGGACTTGGAACAACTCAGGCATAAGTAATCTGCCTTTATGGAATGTCAACATAGCAAATCCTGATCGCCAGTCTACAGGAGAATCCTCACAGTAATCTATAAACTGATTGCCTTTAGGGTGGGCTAATGTGCCTGTTTGAACACCATAAAATGTTTTTTGATAACCTGTAAGTGGTTGGACTGCTAAGACATGAGTATGGCCAGTAACAATATTAGCTCCCAAAGCTGCTTTAACATTGTTATAACCAGCATATGCACCACCTTTTAATCTGTGTTTGACAATGGTTTCATCATTTAACCAAAATGACCAACATGGCTGCCAGGCAGGTAAATGATCTTTAAGGCTAAATCCTTTAATGTTTTGATATTGAGGTACTTGTGCAGATAAAAACGATTCAAAACGTGCATCATGATTGCCAAAAGTATGTATAAGATTCTTTTTAAACTTAGAAGTTTTTTCAATTTCACCCATGTAATGTGTTACGGCTTCTAGTTCTTCTAATACGCTGGGTGCATCATTAAACATAATGCGTGGGTGACGGCTAATTAAAGAACCATCAAATATGTCACCATTGGCAATAATTACTTCAGGCTTATATTCTTTAATTGCTTCTAATAGAGCAAGATAGGCCGTTGTTTCTGTGTCAGGGTAAAAATGGGCATCACTAAAAACCAACACTCTACCATTTTCAATATTTATGCCACGTCTTACATTTGCTCTTGTTTCATCTAATTTTGCCTGTAATTTTGCTTTTTCTTGTTCAGGCTTAAATTCATATTTAATTGAAGGTTGTATTTTTTTTCTAAAGTTCTACGTCTTTTGTATACATTTGTTACATCTGTATCAATTACTTTAGCTAATTTGGAAGGTGACTTGTATTCGTGCCATAATTGTATAAAGTATTCATCGGTCACTATTGGTGATGGCATACAAGTCCTTTTGAAGTTTACTAATTTATAACACAATTATATTAAATTACAATGACATACGCTAAACGAGTTGATGTAAATCATCAAGAGATAGTTAAAAAGTTTAGAGAACTTGGCGCAAGTGTTTTTGATTCAAGTGGAATTGGTCGAGGATTTCCAGATATTCTTGTAGGATTTAACGGTAATACTACGTTAGTTGAAATTAAATCAGGCGAAAAAAAGAAGTTTACAGAAGCCCAATTAAAGTTTATGTCTGAATGGAAAGGGTCATCTGTCACTAGGATTAATGATGTAGAAGGTGCAGAAAGACTTATTAATATTATGAAACTCTGATAAAATAAAGCATGGAAAAGAATATGGCCTTGTTTCTTGCTACCCTGTTACATTCAGGTACTAATACCCATTTTATGCATTGGGCAACTCGGTCATACGCTCAACATAAGACATTGGGTAAGTTTTACGAGAACATCATTGATCTTACAGACCAGTTAGCAGAAGCATACTTTGGATGCTACGAGCAAATAACAACATTTCCTGACAAATACCATCAGCCCAAAGGCACACCTTTAATGTATTTAGAATCATTAAAAGAGTTTGTTAAGACGGCTAGACCTGATTTGCCAACAGAATCTGAGATTGTGCAATTAATTGACAATATTGCCCAAGAAATTGATACTACAATTTACCTACTTAAATTTAAAGGTTAATCATGCCACTAATTAAATCTGCGAGCAAAAAAGCCGTTGGTGAGAACATTAAGACAGAAGAAGCTGCTGGCAAGCCTAAAAAGCAAGCATTAGCAATTGCCTTAAATACACAACGTGAAGCAGCCAAAGGCGCAAGAAAATCACAATTAGAAGAAGCTTATAACAAATACGTTGAGGCTAAAGAATGAAACATATGGACAGAAAATATAAGAAAGAAGATGCTTTATTGCGCCCACATAAAGAATCTACATTAGAAAAGAATCAGGCTGACAGAATAGCAAGACGTAAGATGATTGCTAACAAAGTTAAAGAGTTGGATAAAGAATTAAAATAAGTTACAATTAATATATCTTAACTAACCACTTGGAAAAGATATGCAAATTAAAGAAATTGCAGTAAATCAGCTTATACCTTACGCTAAAAATAGTAGAACACATAGCGAACAACAGGTTGCACAAATAGCCGCCAGTATTAAAGAGTTTGGATTTAGAAATCCTATTCTTGTAGATGGTGTAGGTATTATTGCAGGTCATGGCAGATTAATGGCTGCCCAAAAACTTAATTTAGACAAAGTTCCTACAATAGATTGCTCAGACATGACTGCAAGCCAAAAGAAGGCTTATATTATTGCTGACAATAAACTTGCACTAAACGCAGGGTGGGATACAGCTATGTTATCAATAGAAATGCAAGAACTAGAAGATGAAGGATTTGATTTATCTTTGTTAGGATTTGATGATAAAAAAATAAATACTTTGTTAGAGCCTGAAGTAGTGGAAGGTTTGACTGATGAAGATGCTGTTCCTGATGTGCCTATTGAACCTAAAACAAAGTTAGGGGATATATACCAACTAGGCAATCATCGTTTAATGTGTGGCGATTCAACGTCAATTGATGCGGTTGAAAAGTTGATGAATGGCGATAAAGCATCATTAATTGTTACAGATCCCCCCTGGAATGTTGCTTATGGAACAAACTTAGCAAATAATGCACAAGGATATAAAGCTCGCGAAATTATGAATGATAATTTTGCCTCAGATAAAGAATGGGAAGATTTTTTAAATGGAACTTTTAGCTGCATTAATTTAGTTACTTTACCAGGATGTCCAATTTATTGTGTTATGGGGGCTTCTGAATGGCCTGCGGTTGATAAAGCATTAAGAACAAATGGTTTTCATTGGTCATCAACAATTATATGGGCAAAAGACACTTTAGTTTTATCTAGAAAAGATTATCATACACAATATGAACCTATTTGGTATGGTTGGAAATCAGATGCTGCACGAATATGGACAGTTCAAGACAGAAAGCAATCAGACTTATGGAAATGTGATAGACCAAAGCGTTCAGATTTACACCCTACAACAAAACCTGTTGAATTAATTGAAAGAGCAGTTTTAAACTCATCAAATCAAAATGTTGTAATTTTTGAACCATTTGGAGGATCAGGATCAACATTAATTGCATGTGAAAAAACAAATAGAAAAGCTCGAGTAATGGAACTTGATCCAAAGTATTGTGACGTTATTGTTAAGCGTTGGGAAGAGTTTACAGGCAAACAAGCTATTTTAACGGAGTTATAAAAAATGGCTGAAAAAGGAAGACCTGCATATAAACCTACACAAGCTACTAAAGATACTGCTAGACGCTTATCTGCATTAGGTTGCCCACATGAAGATATAGCAATTAGGCTTAAAATTAGTGCTGATACCTTAGTTAAGTATTATAAGGAAGAACTAGACGAAGGCAGGATAGATGCTAATGCTGCTATTGCTGGCACTTTGTTTAGCCAGGCCAAAAAAGGTAATACTGCTGCCGCTATTTTTTGGTTAAAAACTAGAGCAAGATGGAAAGAAACACAGGTTAATGAACATTCAGGTATAGATGGTGGTGATATAAGATTATCTTGGGCTGATGAGTAAACACATTAAACTTAAATATCGACCTAGAAGCGTATTTAAGGACTTTCATAACCGTAAGGAGCGTTGGGCGATAATTGTGGCCCACAGGCGTTGTGGTAAAACAGTAGCGTGTATTAATGATTTAATTGTTAAAGCGTTGCTAGAAAATAAAAAACATGGTCAATATGCTTATATTGCGCCTTATTACTCACAAGCCAAATCAGTAGCTTGGAGATATTTAGAACGTTTTTCTGAACCTGTATTAAGTAAAGCCAATCAATCAGAGTTATGGGTTGAATTAATTAATGGTGCTAGGATTCGATTATTTGGTGCTGACAACCCAGACGCACTTAGAGGAAATTTCCTAGATGGGGTAGTTATGGATGAAATGGCAGATATGAAGCCGTCTGTATGGGGTGAAATTATAAGGCCATTATTAGCTGACAGATTAGGGTGGGCTACATTTATTGGGACACCTAAAGGCCATAATGCTTTTTACGATATATATAACGAGGCTTTAAAAAAAACTAATTGGTATACCAAAGTCTTAAGAGCAGATCAAACTATGATACTGCCCCAGTCTGAATTAGATGATGCTAAAGCTTCAATGTCTTCTAATCAATATGAACAGGAGTTCTTAGTTTCATTCGAGGCTGCCATACTTGGGGCATTCTATGGGCAGGAGATGCGTAGGATTACAGATTTAGGAAGAATTACAGACATTGAATATGATCCCATGTTCCCATGTCATACAGCGTGGGACTTAGGTTTTAACGATAGCACCAGTATTTGGTGGTTTCAGGTCGTGCATGGTGAGATTAGAGTGCTTGATCATCACAGTTCTAACGGTCAGGCAATACCATATTACTTAGGCTTAATTAAACAAAAACAGGAAGAATTAGGACTGACTTATGGCACTCATTGGCTGCCACATGATGCTAGGGCAAAAACATTGGCAAGTGGTGGTAAGAGCATAATTGAGCAATTAGCGACAAAAA